GTAGTCTTACAGGAGATAATGCTTCGAGCAGAGCTATAGAAATAGTGAGCGCGAGAAATCAAGTGCGTAGCCAAAGAAATGAGTTGCGTGAGTGGATGCAGTTGTATGGACCGCCGGGTAGTTGGGACGAGTTCATCCAAGTTGAGCGTGAGTTTCGCTTACAGGCAAAACAAGCAAAACAAGATGCTGTCAAAAATCGTGCCGCACGTACAAAGAAAATTCAAAGTATTTTTTTAGCATTTCTTTTAACTTTAGCCGTGGGACTAATTATTGGAATTGCAGTGATAGTTTATTTAAACATTAATTTGCCCGAATGAAATTGGTGTTCGTGCTTGTTGTGATGACTTCCTTTAATCACACGCTTTCAGAAACGATTTATGCAAAAATGAGCGACTGTCTGGCAATGCAAAGAAAAATTCAGTTGCCGTATCTGGCAAGCTGTTTGCCCAGAACTGTCTTAAAATCAACACAGGCTTTTTGATGTGGTAGGTGAGCTAATGACAAAAAAATTGGAAGAAAAATCTCAATTCAATGATTTAGATGTGGATGGAGATGGAACGGTAAGTGACCATGAGCTTTCTATCGTGCAAGCCCATGATGCTCACAGAAAATACAAAACTCAAGAACGAATAACAATTGGAACGGCTGTGTCAATGCTGGTCTTTACAGTTGTTATGTTTGTTTTGCCAGAGAGTCGTATCAGTGTTCTGACTGACTTGAGCAATTTATTTTATATTTCTGGGGCTGGAATCATATCGGCCTTCTTTGGATTTCAAGCTATGGGAGCCAGAAAATGAATAGTGTGGATATAACCACAATAAACATTCTTCAGACAGAAATTGACGTTTTGAAAAGACGATTAGATTCAGCAAAAGATCAAGAAGGTATGGGTAATTATTATACAGCTATAGATATTCTTAAACATAGAGTTAAAGAATTGAAGGGTGAATGATGTTTCAAATGCTTATACCTGCGGTCACCGATTTAGTGGGCGGCTGGCTGAAATCAAACGCAGAAGAAAAACGCGCAAAGTCGGAAGTTAAGGTTGCCAAAGCAAAAGCGGAGGCCGAGGTCATGCGTGTCGCCGCAACCCATGAGGCTGGATGGGAAAAAGTGATGGCTGAAGCAAGCAAAGATAGCTGGAAAGATGAAGCGTGGACGATTCTTTTCATAGCCATCATTGGAATGTGTTTTATTCCACCCCTACAACCGTATGTCGAGCGTGGATTTGATGCACTCACCAAAACACCTCAATGGTTTCAGTGGGCAATGTACGCCTCAATAGGTGCATCGTTTGGTTTAAGAGGAATAGGCAAGTTTAAGAAATGAACATTGATCAACTGCAAAAAGAGATTGAGCAAGACGAAGGACGTGTGACACACAGCTATGCTTGCAGTCTTGGCCACAAAACCGTAGGCATTGGACACTTATGCCGCGAGGGTGAGCCAGAGTATGATTTGCCTCTTGGCACGGCGGTTACTGACGAGCGCGTTGATGAGCTATTTGAAAACGACATTCAAGTCACACTCTCTGATTGCCAAGATATTTTTTTGACTTGGGAGCAACAGCCCGAAGAAGTACAACTAATATTAGCAAATATGTGTTTTCAACTTGGTCGCCCACGGCTGTCACGTTTTAAAAAAATGATTGCCGCCATTGAAAGTTTCCCGCCCCAATACGACCGCGCCGCAGATGAGATGCATAATTCACGGTGGCAAAAACAAACCTCCAACAGAGCCAATCGGCTGATAGCGCGAATGTGTGCTGTGTGACGTCAGGTTCCAAGTCGCCCGGTAGCATTTTGGTAACATTGAATGTTTACATTTGACAACATCTTATTACATAAAGTAACATGTTATGTGCATTCAAAAGCTATTGAGATGCAACGGGTTAAGCACTAACCCATTGAATTTATTGAGGTTATTTTCGGTATCACTATAGGCTCATAACCTGAAGGTCGTAGGTTCAAATCCTACCCCCGCAACCAACAAATAACTCAATAGAAACAATGACTTAGTGTTTTTGCTAGGTCATTTTTTTTTGGCAAAAATCCCTCCCGGTAGCATTTCGGTAACATTTTGGTGTTCAAAACGTCCAGTAGCATGAGAACCTGACGTTTTTTTATTGTACAATATGTAAGAAAATGTTACATAATAAACAAAACACGAGGAGAGAGAGATGTCGATTAGGGTGAATGATAAGAGAAAAAAACGCTTCGTTGCCGACTTGCGGGCAGACAATCAAGGTGTAAAACATTTTGCAACAGTAAAAGAAGCGCGTGCGCATGTTGCACGAGTCAAAGCAGAAATAGCTCGACGTGGTGATTGGAGTGACCCCACCAAAACACCGACCGTTGAAGAAGCAATAATTCAATATATTGATGATGAAGATGCGCGATCTAGACGCGGGGAAATGGGTATTGCACACGTTGATAACAAAAGAGTTGCACTAATCAAATTATCCAATTTGTACTACGATGGTAAAAAATTAAAATCAATGCGCGTTGGAGAATTGCGCGCTGGTGTTATAAAGCGGGATATTGTTCGCCAGTTGTTTGAAAACGGTGCTCACAAAACTGCTGTAAATAAATTTAATATCTTCAAACATTTTTGTGCGTGGCTCGTAGAAATTGATGTGCTTGTGGTAAATCCAGCAATAGTCAAATTGCCGCGCAAACCAGCCGCGACTCAAAAACCGATTGATCGGATTGGTGAAAATGACGTGCGGCGTATTATCAAGTGTGCTGATAAAGAATTTCAACTTGCAATAAAGTTTGCGGCTTTTACTGGACTTCGCGCTGGTGAGCAAAAAGTGCTGACGTGGAATGACATAGATTTTGATGAGTGTCTTGTTGATGTTAATAAAGCATATAAAAAAGGCGAAGGCGTTGGCAATACAAAAACATATCGTTCAAACAGACAAATAGAAATTGATGCCTTGGTCGATGACTTGCGCGAATGGAAATTAGCACAGCCAATTGAACAACGACGGTTAAATTTAATTTTTGCAAATCAAAGTGGTGGCTATTCTTCAACTGATCGGTGGAGAAAAATAGGATTGCACAAAGCGTGTGATCTTGCAGAAGTTCCAAGAATAAGGTGGCATGATCTTAGACATTTTTTTGCCAGCCTTCTAATTTTCAAACTGCGAGAAACTGACGCTATCGTCACGCGGTTGATGGGCCATCACTCGATTGCATTTACGGAAAAGCAGTATGGTCACTGGTTGCCAGAAGCTAGAAAAGATCGCAAACTTGGTAAAAGAATTGCCCAAGCGGCAAGTGGGGGAGAGTAAGATGAGTGAATATTACGAATTTATAAGCATTCATGATTGGTACACAACGCCAAAAAATGAACCATTATCTGAGTTACAAAACGGAAAAGATCCGCTTGGAGTTGCGATTACCCATAAACTTGTGGAAGCCGAGCCGATGCGCGAGAATCTAAAACTTTTTACGCAAACAAGATTAGCATATTTGAAAAAAAATAACGCTCTTCGAGAGTTTGAAAGTATGTCAGATTTTATTGACCAAACGCCAGGCTATAATATTTTGTATCAATTGATGGCCGATTTTTATAATAATCAACCGACAACCCGGATTGATTTGGAAGATGCAATGTTTAAAACTGGCAGGAGTGCTGACCGGCAAATTGCACGTTTGCTTAGAAAAAAATCAATAATACGACAAAGCAACAAAAGAGATACGAGATTTAACGTGTATATTCCCACCGTACTCACAATTTTAGCGTACGAATTTGTTTTTGTTCCACATTTTTGGGGGTCGTTTTTAAATCTGGTTAAAAAAAATAATCGGGGTTTGCGGTATAACAGCTTGGCAATTGAAACAATCAAATGGCACAAATTGCATCAAAAAATAATGCCTAAAAGTCTTCAAATTGCATTGAATCCAGTCATTGATCAGACATTATTTGATAATTCTGACATGGATTTTGACAAGGTTGTGCCGATAAAAGATGAAATTTTACCATAAAATACACGTCATAAATGTCCTACATTTTTGGCGTACGATTGTTGTTTTTAAAAATTATTTGTGATGTATAATATCTGTATGACGCAGATAAAAACATCACTCACTGAACAGCAATTAGTAGAATTGTTGGTCGAGGTTGAAGCACTCAGTCGTAACATTGATGACGAAATGTTTCCAATG